AAAACAGTTGAGGTGCGTACACATGATGGCAAAAGCTACAAGTATAGTTACGCTGATCTAGCTGATATATTAAAAGTTATAGTTCCTATAACTAGCAAGCATGGTTTATCTGTTGTGCAAATACCAATCGTTAGTAATAAAGGTAACACCTTAGTCACAAGACTACTACATAGTAGTGGTGAGTGGATGGAAAGTGAATTGCCATTAAGACAACAACGTGATGGCGCACAAGCTTTAGGTTCTGCGCTGACTTACATGCGTAGGTATGCGCTGAGTTCTATGCTCAACATAGCTACAGATGTAGACGATGATGGACAGATAGCAGATACAGATCATGTAGGTGCTGAGCCACAGGTACAGAAAGGTGGCAAAGTAAAAGAGCCTAGCAACACAGAGGATTTACATGTCTTTATAGAAGACCTTCTTGAAGAGGCTAGAGGTAAAGATACTGTAATCGAAGTAGAAAAACTTTGGTTAGCTAGTGCGGAAAAAACTGCACAGTTGCAAAGGCAAGATAAGAAAAAGTTTGACGAGGCAGTTGCCGAGTTGAAGAAAATCAGAGAGGTCATAGATCAAGATGAAGTTTAACCGATGGGTGTGTGCTTTCAGCCACCCAATTCATCAAAGGCTAGTCCTCTTTGGGTTAAGAAATGGATAGTGTAAGGCGGTTACTCACAAAACTGCCGCCTTACATGACTTGTTTAATTAATGGAGAAAAATATGGAAAAAGAATACCCTGATAGTCTTAGGATATTTCCTAACAATGAGAATCCTGATAGCGCAGTAGATGTGAGCGTGTTCTTTCGTGTGAAAGGCGAGGAACATAAGCTACGCATATACAAGAACAGGAACAAAGTTGAGGGTGATAATAGACCCACATACCTAGTTAAGTTAACTCTTAATGGTGAAGATTTAGAGGCAAACAGTTGGGAGAAAGTTTCTAAAGAAGGTAAGAAATACTTTCAAGGAACACCTAAAGCACCTGATGTTGGCTATCAATCACAGAACACCACAGGTACACAAAACACACCTGTAGGTAGTGACACATCGTTTAAACCTTCTGACGATGACATCCCCTTCTAACGATTGGGCGGACAAGATACGTTCACAGAAGTATCTAACTTTTGTGCGATCACATGGATGCTTAATTTGTAGTAGACCTTCGCAAGCGCATCACCTTACACACATCATGGAAGGCTCACGTGGAATGAGGCGAACAGGAGATCAGTTTGCAGTACCGCTTTGTGAAGAACATCACCGCTTACTACATGCTCATGGTAATGAGGGTAGATGGTGGGCGATGGAAGGAGTAGACCCTTTGGAGTGGGTGGATGAAAAATGGAAAGAGTTCAACGAGAAGTAAAAGTTACTTTAACACCGGCTGAAATGTTAACTGCCGGACAACAAGGACTTATGCGCATGGTACAGAATCTACGAGACAATCGTACACCTAAGTATGGTGCGCCTAAAGACATGACCGCATGGGCGATCAACATCTATGGCACTATGGGAGAAGCCTGTGTTGCCAAGTGGGGTGGCTTATGGTGGAGTGGTTCGCTTGGTGACTATCAAGCGGATGATGTGCAGAAATTACAAGTACGCACAGTAGATCACAGTAAGAAACGATTGATACTACATGATGACGATAAGGACGACAGACCTTACGTGCTTGTATATGCAAACCCCCCTGAGTTCTATATCAAGGGGTGGATTATGGGTGCTGATGGCAAGGATAAGAAGTATTGGAGTGACCCACAGGGTACGAACAGACATGCTTACTTCTTGCCTGATGACGTGTTACATGACATTAATGAATTGGAGATAGGCTTATGGCTATGAATTATTTTTTAATAAGAGATATGTGTAGGGATGGAGATCACGAATACTACGATCACATTCCTGTTAAAACTAAAATGTCTGAGCAAGACATGATAGATAACGAACACTTTTGGCAAGAGCGTTTATTAGCTTGGCAGTTTGGTTGGATAGAGCAAGATGACTTTGATGATTGGTGGGCAGACTTACGAATAGTTCGTATAGATAGTTGGAGATCAATATCTGTGGAGGATTACGAAGTCTTAGAAGATCATATTGGGGGATGGCGATTAGAAGAAATCATCCTTGATACAGAAGGAGACATTAAACCTAATGAGAAGAACGAATCTAAATATGTGGAGGCGTTATGACAGTAGGTAAAGATGTACTTGAGAAAGCCTTACAAGGTGTTGAGGCAAAGAAACACGCATACAGGCAGACAAGGGAGGGTACAGTAGTTTCTTTCCTTATACATCCTGATGATGTGCCTAAGTTACTTACGCAAGAATTATCTGTTAGTCAGATAGGTGCTAGGTATATGTTGGGTATTGTCAGGATGGAAGATGAAACTGATTACCCTGTGATACCTGAAGAAGTAACCATAGGTGAACGTGCATTTAAACGAGCATGTTTGATATGTCGTGACCCCAGCTACATAAGCTGGGTACGTTTAAACTCTGAACGATGGATGCAGTTGTACTCTGTGGACGAGTCAGAAGAAAACGATGAGACATATGCATCTGAGGTAATCAGAAATGTATGTGGTGTTTTGAGTCGTAAAGATTTAAAAGAAAACAAAGAAGGTCAAACTAAATTAACTGAGCATATAAACGAATTTATGCAAGCAGTAGGGAGATAAACGTATAGCTAGGTAGGAGTGAGTCTTTGTAAAATCCTTCACACTCATGTCGTCATTAAGTTAACAGAGTGAGTGGATAACTTGAAGGTTAGGACTAAAAGTAAATGAGAACTAAACCACCATGCACTACCTAGCTACACACTTAAAAGGAATATAAATGAAAATAGATAAAGATATACCAATACAAAAAGCAAGGTCAGAAACTAGAAAAGACATTGAGAAGATGGAAGTGGGTGACTCTATATGGGTCAACACAAAAAAAGATTCTGAAAGATATAGACATGCAATGATACGTTTGGGTTGGTCAGTTACAGTAAGAAAGACCGAAGAACCTTCTCCTAATGGTTACAGGATATGGAGAACAAAGTAATCTACTCGTCTAAGTCTCTGTAGTATTCTACGATGGCAAGGATATCCCTTGTGTATCTCTTGATCTCAGCCATGTTGTTGCTGATGTTCTCATAATCCTTCGTTGTAAGCGCATAATAAGCCTGTCTAGGGGCTTTTCCTTCTTCGACAAGGGTGAGGTACTCTTGCATGATTTCAGGCGTTAGAACCTCCCAATCGAACTCCATCATCTGCATTTCCATAGGCAATGGAGGGTGAAACATAGGCGGTCTTTCCTCTATGTTAACCACTTCTATAGGCTTGACTGCCTGTCTCATCAACGAACATCCACTTGCCAACAGGCAAAAGCTAATCAGTATTGCTAGTTTCTTCATCTGTCTCATCAAATTGTGTAGGGTTAGTGATCTTAACTAGGTCATCGAACACTCTCTTGCTCGCTCTATTGACTCTAGTTTCTATCATCTTGGGTTTTGCTAGGGCAAGATTATCCAAGTCATGCTTAGCGAATGTTTGCTTGAGTGCGTTTACTTCACGCATGGACTCCTGATTCTTCTTTGTTAAGCTGTCTATCTGCGCATAAGTCTGCGCTTGCTGTTCCAAATTCTTTTTTATTTGCTCATTCTGTTTAGCGACTTCAGTTTCTAGTACGATCTGGTTTGCCTGAAGCTGTGATATTGTTCCGTTTAAACTCCATATCCATATACCAGATAAGACCAGAGCGATTGCAAGTCCGACACTTATTTTAAACATCATAATTCAGCAGCAGCTGCGGGCGCAGCCCATTTCTTATAGTGTGTAAACATCTAATGGTTTCTCCTTACCTTTCACATGCAAAGGTTCTAATAATCTTAACTCATAATCACTCTTTATAGCAGTGTTATATCCTATTAACACATCAACACCAGCTTCTTTTGTGCCGCTTTCTAGTCTTGCTCCTATATTTACAGCATCACCAATAGCTGTGTAATCAAACCTAGATTCACTACCCATGTTTCCTACTACAGCATAGCCTGT